AAAAAATTTACACTTTTACCAACATTCAAATTCCAAATAGCATCAGCCATAGTTAAATGAATGTAAGGGTGTATATCCCTAAATTCAGTATGGCTTTTAATATAAGCAACCAAATCACTTTTATTTAAGAATGATTTAGTAACTCTGTCAGTATCAACTGATATATTTACTCTTCTCATATTTTCTCCTAGTTATAGTTTTCGTAATTTAGCTAACATCATCAGTATAACTTGCTAAAGGTTATAGAACTATAATAATCACAAACTAAATCGTAGGTCTTAACACACACTCTTTGAGGCTCCCACCCAGATTATGAAACAACTTTTTTCTCAGTCAAAACTTAGAATTAACTTCTGAGGCTCTGAATTGGTTTTTATAAGTTTATAGACGAGTACCGAATTACACGTAGTCTTTTTTATAAATAAAGTATGCTAAAAATAGCATTTACAGTAAAGAAGTAATTATTCAGTAAAATAGGTGGTTTTAGGAAAAAAAACCTTAAAAAAGTAAATTTTTAATCAAATCAAATTACAACTTTTAATTTATATAGACTTTAATGGTTAAATCGGTTAAACGTAAAAATGAGTGTATTCATTATGCTCCCTTTCTAGTTATACATGGGGTGGGTTTTTACCGATTTCCCACCCTAAAACTTACAGGAAAACAATCATGGATATAAAAACAAAAATAGCATCTATGTTGATTGCTATTCGTTACGATAAAAAACAAACACAAATGCAAGTGGCTAAAAAGTTAAATGTTACACATCAACAAATACAAAAATATGAAAAAACAGTTAATGGATTATCAGCAGAAAAATTAATTGATTTTTGTTTAGCTTATGATGTGCCAATTAATATTTTTCAGTATGGAGACCCGTATCAAATTTTAGATGCTTCTGATATTTCCATTTTGAAAAAAGAAAAAGCTATGTATTTAATAGATAAACTAGAGGAGAAATATAATGATAAAGGTAGAAGTAAAAAAAATATGGTTGGGCAAAGTATCAGTTCGGGAACATATTTATAAAAAAGCACTTAGAAAAAAAGAATCTTTAGGTATAACTTATGGTAATGAATATATGTTTATTCCTTATGAAAAATTAAAAACTGCAAAAACTTATACTGATCAAAGTTTTAAAAGTAAATTTGACGGTAAGGAATATAGACTTGTAGATTTTGATTGGAAACCTTATAAAGAAGAAAATACAAACCAAAGGAGTTTATTATGAGTGGAGAAGATTTTTTAGATATACCTAAAACTGATGAAACTCAACAATCAACACCCGAAGAACAATATTTTAGTAGATCAAAAAATACTTGGTTGTATGTTTCTGATATGTCAGATATGCATGTTCGCAGGGCATTTAAAAGATTGTTAAGAATGATTAGGTTAGGTCAATTAATTGAACTTTCTGATTATGATGGAAGTGATAATAAAAACTTTGTTAAAGATGAATTAGATTCAATTATACATCATTGTGAAAAAATTAAGAAAAAAATTTCAGAATGAACCTATGAGTTATTTGGAATTTAAGCTTAACAAAGAACTTAATTATGAAGATACTTTTGAGAAAGACGATAAAATAAGGATTGAATATCAAAAATATTTAAACCAATGGCAAAAACGATAACTCTTAAAAACTATAAAAAATTTTGGATTAGTGATACTAAAAATGGTCACATAATAAAAATTTGTTATGGAAATAATGATAAAAGATTAGATATAAAATGTTGTTGGTTAAATAGGATAAGAGGTACAGATGCAAGACCGAAAGAAAAAAAAACAAAATAAAAAAGCTAAAATTAAAACTTATGTTGTTGAAGGATATTATTTTGACGGTAAAGACGCATATACTGAAATAAGATACACAAAAACCTTAAAGGGTAAAAGAGTTAAAGGTATTATATGAAAAAAAAGGATAAAGAGAGATTTGATAAACTTAAACAATTAGGTTGTATAGCTTGTAATCAAAAAGGTATATTTAGCGAACCTATAATACATCATATTAGAAAATTTACAGGTATAGGTTTAAGACCTCCACATGACCAAACTATACCATTATGTCCTGAACATCATAACATGGGTAATGAATCAGTACATCTTAATAAAAAAAAATTTGAAGAACTGTTCGGTACAGAACTTCATTTACTTAACAAAACAAATGAACAATTAAAACAACTAGAAAAAGGAGATATATTTTATGGAGAAAGAAACGAATAAGTTCCATGCACTTCAGCTTTTTACAGATACATTTACTGCTGAAACAGTACACTTAACTAATAATAAGATAGGTATTTATATAAGACTTTTAAGTTTTGCTTGGACTAAAAATGCTAAGCCATTTACTACTGAATCAGCTTTTAGAATATGCCAATGTATTACTGACGAATGTCATATTGACGTTTATGAAGTGTTACAAGAATTTTTTAAAGTTGATCAAGAATGCGATGATAGAAATAAAAAAACTTGGTACCATAAAAGATTAGTTCAAGAACATGAATATTTAACCCAAAAATATAAAAGAAAATCAAGTGCTGGTAAAAAAGGTGCTGAATCTAGGTATTCTGCTAATAGCAACATCATGGCACCTATACCTATACCTAATCCTATACCTAACAATAGAAATGATTATTGTGATTCATTTGAAAACCTTTGGAAGAACTTAAAAATTAAAAGAGGTAGTAAATTTAAAGCATATAAATTATGGCAAAAATTAGAACATGATATGCCTAGTATTGATGAAACTGTTTTAAATTACAATAAACAAACCCAAAATATAGAAAAAAAGTTTATTCCACATTTTGCAACTTGGCTTAATGAAAGAAGATGGGAAATAGAAGATGATACGCAAGATGCTTTAAAAACTGTTGTTTCTAGGCTTATTAATCTCGGATATGATCATGTTGGAAGGGTTCAAAATTATGAAAGATTCGTTAAAGATGGTAAAAAATTTAAAATAGATATATTTGATGAAAAAAATATGATATTGCCTGATGAATGAAATTAACCCAAATCAAATATGGTAGGAATATTATAAAAATCGAATTAAAAAAATTAGTTAGATATGACGGTTATTTTGAAACTAAAAAAAACTTGCTTGTAATTGACAAAACTATTAAAGGAGTTAAATTGTTTAATACGATAATACATGAAATATTTCATATTATAATGCATTTTGAAAAAATTAATGTTCAATCTAAAGGCGAAGAACCAATAGCTATTGCTGTGGGTAATGGTTACACTAAAATCTTTAAACAAAACCCTAAACTATTTAAACAACTAACAAAAATTATGCGAGGATAAAATGGAAATACAAGAAATAAATATTGATGAAATCAAACCTTATAAAAACAACCCTAGAGATATATCGGTAGAAGCAGTTGAAAAAGTTGCTAATTCTATAAAAGAATTTGGAAATAATCAACCTATCGTTATTGATCAAGATAATGTTATAGTGGTAGGTCATACCCGTTGGAAAGCACTTAAAAAATTAGGCAAAACAACAGCTTCCGTAGTTAAAAAACAATTTAACAAAAATGATTCTATTGCTTATCGTATTATGGATAATAGATCTAATGAAGAATCTAAATGGGCTAATAAATTATTAAAGGAAGAATTAAACGTATTACAAGATGAAAATTTTAATTTAGATTTAACAGGTTTTAATCCAAGCGAAATTGATCAATTTTTTTTACCTAAAGAAGATAAATCAGATTTACCTGAAATTGATTTAAACTTAAATGAAAATGACGTTAAAATGATTCAAATATTTTTTAACCCAGAACAAGAAACTAAATTTAAAGAAGCTATTGAAAAATTATATCAAAAATATAATGTAGATAATATTTCTGATGCAGTTTATCAGGCAGTAATCAATGAATCAAATAATAGCTAATCAAATCTTATCAGATACAGAAATAAAAAAACTTGAAGGTAATTTTATTGATGAAACTTATATTAAGCATTTAGTTAATAGAGATACTATCGTTTATAATGAACAAAATAAAATTATAGCTGTATTAGTTAAAAATACAGTTGATAAAAATATTTTAGATTATTGTAGAAAATCATTTAGGAAAGCTTCTAAACGTGGTTCTAACAATCGTGGTATGGCTTCTGGTAACATAGAAAACATTTACAAAGTTGGCGATAAAATAGGCGAAAGAACTATCGGTAAAATAGCTGGTTATAGATATACACCTATCAATATTAAAAATGGTAAATTATCAAAAACAAGTTACGCATTAACGGTCAATAGCAGTACTGTTGGATTTAGTGATCGTTACCCAAGAATACCTTATTGTAGAACAACTATGTTTACACAAAAAAATTTACAAGATTATAAAAAAATGATCCCTTATATACAAAAAGTAAATGAAACTTATAAAAAATTTGCACCCAATCAATACAACAAACAAAAATTATTGGCTGATCAAACTAATAAAGATTTTGTAATAACTGATACAGCATTTACTACTGTAACTGTAAATAGAAATTTTAGGACTGCTTGTCATTATGATAAAGGCGATTATAAAAATGGTATGGGAAATTTAGGTGTTTTAGGTATAGGCAACTATAAAGGCGGATATACAGTTATACCAAAATATGGCATCGGTTTGGACGTTAGAGATGGGGATATAGCACTATTTGACGTACATGAATTACATGGTAATACTAAAATTGAAAAAAGAGGATTTGCTGAAAGAATAAGCATTGTATGTTATTATAGAGAAAACATGATTTATTGTGGTAATTCTGAATATGAACTAAACAGGGCTAAACAAAATATCAAAACCATGTTTAGTGAAGAAGAAAAATTAAAAGCAAAAGAAATAATGGGGAAAATTGATGTATAAAATTATTGTACCAAGTTTTAAAAGGCATGAAACCCTTAAAAATAAAACTTTAAATTATTTAAGCAAAACAAATGTAGATAAAAATAATATATATATTTATGTAGCAAATGAAGAAGAAAAAAAAATTTATGAAGCAAATTTAGATAAAAACACTTACGGTCAAATTATAGTAGGCAAAAGAGGTATTCCACAACAAAGAAACCATATCCAAAAAACACATGAAATTGGTACTTGGTTATTTATGATTGATGACGATATTAAAAAATTATCAGAAAAAATTAATGATAAAAAACTTGTTGATTTGATTGATTTAGACGGTTTTATAAAAAATGCGTTTTCACTATGTGCTAAAAGAAATATTAGATATTTTGGCACTTACCCTGTGGATAATCCTTTTTTTATGAAAAAAAACGTATCATTTGATCTTAAATATATAGTTGGAAATGTAATAGGAATTATCAATAATCATGAAGTATTAAGAGACGAGGGTCAAGAATGTAAAGCTAGAGCAAATTATACAGCTGGTAAAGAATCCCACGAAATGACTGTAAAATATTATATAGCTGACAAAGGTATAGGAAGATTTAATTATATTGCGCCAACAACTGAATATTGGAAAGGCGAGGGTGGTCATCAAGTATCAAGAAATCAAGACGGGGAAAAAGAAGCTACAGATTGGTTAGCAAATAAATATCCACAATACTTTAAAAAAGTGTTAAGAAAGAATGGTATGTGGGATTTAACATTTAGAAGAATGAAAAAAGGACAAAACCATGGCTAGACCAATGAAACAAGTAGACGAGCAAACTATCCAAAAACTTGCTCAACTGCACTGTACGTATGACGAAATTGCCTCTTTCGTAGGTGTGTCAACAAAGACCTTACAACGTAATTATGTCCACCTAATAAAAAAGGGTAGAGAGACGGGCAATATAAGTTTAAGACGTGCACAGTTTGAGAAAGCACTAGGTGGTAATGTGGCTATGCAAATATGGTTAGGAAAACAACATCTTGACCAACGAGATAAAATAGAACAAACTAATTACAATGAGCCTTTACCACTTATCATAGAAGCAGAAAGTTCAGATGGCAAAGAAAAAGGGTAATTTATTTGGTGCTACTGTTACCTACACAAAAACTGAAAAAGGTACATCAATAGGAAGAAAACCTATTACTAGCACTATGAACAAAAACAAACGAAGACAAAGAGGTAAGAAGAAATATCGTGGACAAGGAAAATAAAAGAATAAAACAGTTAGAGTGGGAATTAAAAGCAGTCAAAGACCAAAGAGATAAATTGCTTAGAATGATAGCGAAGTTAAAACAAGTTTTAGAAAGTGGAATCAATAGTTAAACAATTAGACGAACTTGCTAATCTCTACAACAAAACTAAGCAAGAAAAATATAAGATAAAATGGTACAAATTACTTAAACTTATGCCTAAACTATGATACAAGCCTTTTATGGCTAAAGCAAAATACAAAGGCAGATCAGTAAGACTTAATAAACCTATGCGTGGGGACGTTAAGAAATTTAAAGTATTTGTTAAAAACAAAAAAACAGGGCGAGTAGTCAAAGTTAATTTTGGAGACAAAAACCTTTCTATCAAAAAAAATATACCAGCGAGAAAAAGATCATTTATGGCTAGGTTTAGACCTATTTTAAACAAAGCTAAAAGATCAGGAAAACAGTTAAATACAACACCTGTTTATTGGGCAGTTAAATCATGGCAAAAAGGGTTTAAGATATGATTGATAGATGGTTATATACATTCTTCGGTTGGATAGATATTTGGTTTGATTGGGTTGATAAGCAATTTGTAAAACCTAAAAAGAAAAGAAAAAAAAGAAAACCTACACAAGAAGACTTATTTAACGGAGAGTAACATGAGAGATTCAAAATCGTTAGAAAGTTTTTTAAAGAGAATAGAAAGAGAACTAAAAGAAAAGAATATATTTAAACTTCTACGTAAAGAAGTAAATACAGGTGCTAATGGCACTCAAAAGTATGTTATTAAAAAAGGTATTAATAAAGGTAAAGTTGCAGAATGAAAATTGATTTAAAATGGATTGTAGGGTTTATAGGAACTACATTATTTGGATTATGCACGTGGGTTCTAGTATCTGTTGTAGAATTAAAAGAAGATACACAGTTCATTAAAGGGGAATTGTTTGGAATAGATAAAGCTATTGGCAGAGTCTATAACTATATTAACAGTAATAATTAATTTATGAGCATATCAATGTACGATTTATTTTATATCTATTTAGTAAGGATTTGTTATAAAATTATATGGTGGGCTACAGGGAAAAAATCAAAAAGAAAAAATAAATGAAATTTATACTTGCATTTACCATTTGTTCTGCAGTTACAGGTTTTTGCAATAATACAATGACAATCAAGCCAGCTTATGATACTTGGACAGAATGCGTAGTTGCTGGTTCTCAATTAACTATTAAATTTGCAAAGTTAAAAGAGAAAGAAATCAATAACGAAAAATTATATATATCTTATTTCTGTAATGAAAATAACACTAACAAAACCCCAACATAAAGTTTCATCAAGTAAAAAAAGATTTAGAGTTTTAGTTTCAGGTCGTAGATTTGGTAAAACTTATTTATGTATTACTGAAATGATGAAATATGCTTGTAAAGTAAAACAAAATATATGGTATGTTGCACCTACATTTAAAATGGCTAGGGAAATCGTTTGGTCAAAGTTAAAAGAAATATTACATAGTTTTAATTGGATAGAAAATATTAATGAATCTAATTTAACTATAACAATAAAAAAAACAGGTAGCAAAATATCTCTAAAAGGTTGTGAAAATTATGATGGTCTTCGTGGTACAGGTTTAAACTTTTTAATTCTTGATGAGTTCGCTGATATTGATGAAAAAGCTTGGACAGAAGTATTAAGAGCATCTGTTGCTGATACTGAGGGCGATGTACTAATGTGTGGTTCGCCTAAAGGATATGGTAATTGGGCTTATCGAATGTATTTAAAAGGCAAAGAAGATACTGAATGGGATAGTTTTCAATTTACTACATTAGAGGGTGGTATGGTATCTGCAGAAGAAATAGAACAAGCTAAACAAGATATTGATATTAGAACTTTTAGACAAGAGTTTGAGGGTACATTTGAAAACTATGCTGGTGCAGTTTATTATAATTTCCACCCTGTAGACAATGTTAAGAAAAAAGAAATTGATTGGTCAAAACCTTTACACATTGGTTTAGACTTTAACGTAGATCCAATGTCAGCTTCAGTATCACAAATAGATAAGGATATTGTTCATTTTGTAGATGAAATAGTAATTTATTCATCAAACACAGATGAAATGGTAGAAGAAATTAAAGATAGATACGGCAGTAAAACAAAAATATTCGTCTACCCTGACCCAGCTTGTAGACAAAGGAAAACTTCTGCTGGTGGCAAAACTGATTTAACTATATTACAAAACGCAGGATTTAATGTTAAATGCAAATTACGTCATAGTCCTGTAAGAGATCGTATCAATGCCGTGAACTCAAGATTAAAGTCAGCTGATGGAAATAGATATATTTATGTTAATCCAACTTGCAAAACGATCATAAAAGGGTTACAAAGGCAAATATATAAGGAAAATACAAATATACCTGATAAGGCAGAAGGATTTGACCACATGAATGATTCAATAGGATATTTAATAGAAATAGTAAAACCATTAATATCTCAAAACACGTCATTTAAACCTCAAAGGTGGGCTATATAAAATGGCATACGAAAGAAACGAAATAATTAATACACATAAAGATTACCAAGAATCAATTAACAAATGGGAGTTCTACATTCGTTCTTATAACGGTGGCTTTGATTATTCTGCTGGTCAATATTTACATAGATACAATCTTGAACTTGATAACGAATATGCAAAGAGATTAGGTAACACAGCTTTAGACAATCACTGTAAAAACGTAGTGCAAATTTATTCATCATTTTTATTTAGAGTTAAACCAAGTAGAGATTTTGGAAATATGCAAGACGACCCTATTTTAGAATCATTCTTAAGAGATGCTGATTTAGAGGGAAATAATTTTAACACAGTAATGCAACAAGCACAAAATTATGCTTCTATTTATGGACACACTTTTTTATTTTTAGATAAACCAAATTTTACTACAAACACTTTAGCTGAAGAATTAGAAAATGATATTAAACCTTATGTAAGCATAGTTACACCTGAAAATGTTTTAGATTGGAATTTTACTAGACAAGTTAATGGCAGATATATTTTAGATTATGTAAAAGTTAGAGAAGAAGTTGATAGAGAGGGTGGTACTTATTTTAGAATATGGACACCAGAAAAAATAGATACAGTTTATCAAACTGCTGATTATGAAGAACCAAAATTAATTGATAGTATTCCTAATAGATTAGGTAAAATACCTGTTGTAATTTTATACAATACTAAATCACATAAAAGAGGTTTAGGTTTATCTGACTTAACTGATATTGCTGATCTTCAAAAAGCTATTTACAATGAATATTCTGAAATAGAACAATTAATAAGATTAACTAACCACCCATCATTAGTTAAAACACCTGGTGTAAATGCTTCTGCAGGTGCTGGTGCAATTATTGAAATGCCAGAAGAAATGGAACCAAATTTAAAACCATATTTACTTCAACCTAGTGGTCAATCTTTAGATGCGATTATGTCATCAATCAGGAATAAAGTTGAAGCAATTAATAGAATATCTCATATCGGAGCAGTAAGAAATACTAAAACACAAGTTTCATCTGGTATAGCACTTCAAACTGAATTTGAATTACTTAACGCAAGACTATCTGAAAAAGCAGATTACATGCAATTAGCTGAAGAACAGTTGTTTAAATTATTTGCTATGTTCCAAGACAAAGAATTTGATGGGGAAATTAATTATCCTGATAGTTTTAATATTAGAGATTATGCAAGTGATCTAATATTTTACCAACAAGCTAAATCAATTAATATTCAATCGCCTACTTTACAAAAAGAAATTGATAAAGAAATAGCAAGATCAGTAGTTGATGATGATGAAAAATTAGGTGTTATATTTGATGAAATAGAAACTCAAAAAGAAATAGGTCAATTTACACAAGATGAAGTAGAAGAACCTGAAGTGGTAGAAGAAGTAGAGGCAGAGGAAGTTTAATGAATGGCAGATATAGTAGAAGATTTTGCAAATTATCGAATAAGGCAAATAGAAATAGCTGAAGCTGAATATTACGAACAATTAATCAAAACATTAGATAGAATAGAAAATAGAGTAATCGCATTTGCTTCTAGGGATTTGCCAATTAAAGATAATGAATTATTTGATTTAAAATCTGCTGTTGCATTTCAACCAAAAATTAGACAAATTTTAGACACAGAATATTTAGCTTGGTCAGATAAAGTTGTAAGAGAGGGTTTTAATAAACAAGCCAAAAGGATTGAAAAAGCATTTAAATCTATAGGTAATATACCTATTGAGTTTCAGCAACTAACTGAAGCTGATTTAACATTAATTAAAAATTTAAAACAACAAGCATTTAGCCAATTTAAAGATATATCTAACACATTTACTAGGAACTTATCAGAAACTGTTTATCAATACACTTTGATAGGTAATACTAAAGAAGAATTACAAAAAGAATTAAGATTATCAATTAACGGCATATATTCTAGTGCTGATGATAAGGAAATAGATAAATTAGTTAAATCAATCAAAGCAGATGAAATACGATATAGAAAATTAGATAGAAGATCAGCACAAGCTTTATCATTAAAGAAAAAATTAGACTTAAATATTCAAACCTTGCAATCTAAATATGCTAGTGATAGAGCTGGCAATAATATGAAACGATATGCTGGTCAGTTATTAAATGACAGTTTAAGGCAATTTGATGCTACTTTAAACTTATCAAAGTCAAAAGATGCTGGTTTAACATACGTTAAATATTTTGGTAATGTCATACCTACTACTAGGGAACATTGTAGACTTGTCAGAAGTGGTAATTATGATAAAAGAAAATCAGGACTATTTACGATTGATGAAGTCAAAAAGCTTTGGGCAAGTAAAAGTTGGTCAGGGAAACAATCTGGCGATCCTTTAATTGTTCGTGGTGGTTATAATTGTCGTCATCAATGGAGTTACGTCAATCCTGATTGGTATGATAGTAACGGAAAATTAATAATTGAATAAGGAGTAATATGTCAGAAGAAACTAAGGTTGCTCAACCTCAAAATGAGAATACAGAAGCTAAAACTGAAGCTACTGAAACAAAAGAAGAAACTAAAACTTTCACGCAAGATCAACTTAATAACATTATTGAGCAAAGAATAATGGCTGAAAGAAAAAAATACGAAAAGAAAATACAAGAAGAAGAAAAGCAAAAAGAAGAACTTGTAAAACAAAAACAACTTGAAGAAGCTAAAACTAAGCAAGACTTAGAAAAGATTATGCAAGAAAGATTAGCTGAAAAAGAAAGAGAACTTAATAATTATAAGCAACAAATGAAAATGGAAAAAGTAGATAAATCAATATTATCTGTTGCTTCATCAAACAAAGCAGTTAATCCTGATCAAGTCGTTGCTTTACTTAAATCAGAAGTACAGTTAGCAGATGATGGAAGAACAGAAGTACTTGATAATAACGGAAACATCAGATATAACGAAAAAGGACAACCTTTAACAATCGAAGAGAGAGTTAAGGAGTTCTTAGATAGCAACCCACATTTCCGTCAAGGGTCTTTGTCAGGTTCAGGAAGCCAGAGTGCTATCGGTGGTAATAGCCAACAACCCAAAAATATAGGCGACTTGGATTTGAATAATCCTGCTGATAGAAAAGTTTATGCAGAAATGCGTAAAGCTAGAGGTGGGTTTAAGTTAAATCCTAAATTAACAATTAACAATTAACAATATAGGTAAATAAGATGGCTAACGAAACAACATCGTCTACACTATCGGAACTGTATACAGAAATTATCCAAGAAGCTATTTTTAACTTCCAAGAAACTTCTGTAATGAGACCTTTGGTTACGACTTACAACATAAGTGGTGCTGGTAAGCAAATCGCTGTTCCAGTATATCCAAACATCAGTGCATC